AATTGGCGAACGAATGGGGGTATCGGAATCGGTGGCGTTTAGGTTATACGAAAAGGGAATCAACAATGAAAAAACATACAAAAATTTATTTGAATTATTTTGGGTATGATACAACCGATTTTATCCCGTGCGAAGTTTGTGGAAGTCAGGCCGTTGACATACACCACATTGAATGCCGTGGCATGGGTGGAAGCAAGGAAGCCGATAAAATTGAAAACCTACAAGCCCTTTGCAGAAAATGCCACATCCAATTTGGGGATCAAAAACAACACAAAGATTTTTTAATTATCACACACCAAATAAAAATGAACAAATGATACAAATTGTTAAAACAAAAGACATTATTGCCAATGAGAATAATCCCAGGGTGATAAAAGATGACAAATTCCGTAAATTGGTACAATCAATTAAGGACTTCCCACAAATGTTGAACCTCCGCCCGATAGTCGTGAATGATGAAATGGTAGTTCTTGGCGGCAATATGCGTTTACGGGCCGTGCAAGAAGTTGGGTTGAAGGAAGTAGCCATTATTAAGGCATCCGACCTAACCGAAGAACAACAAAAAGAGTTCATCATTAAGGACAATGTTGGCTTCGGAGAATGGGATTGGGATGTGTTGGCTAATGAATGGGAACCAGAATTGTTGAGTGAATGGGGGTTGGATGTTTGGCAACAACCCGTGGAGGTCGACTATTCACTTTTGGATGAAGAAGATTTATCCGACGAACTTGCGGACATGGCCGATGGTGTAAAGAAAGCCATCCAAATAGAATTTGAACCTGACCATTATGAGGAAGCCACGGAGGTCGTGAAGTTTTGGCGTGAACGCGGTGCGTATGTTGGTTACATGATTCTTCAATACTTAAAAGAAGAAAAAGATAAACTTGTATAATCAATATGAATTACCAAGTCTATGTAATTTCAGCGGGGCGTTATGACAAATTAAATTTGACAAGTAGCCAAAAAGAAAAATACATTTTTTGCGTCAAAAACGGAGAAAAGCATTTGTATGAAAAACATGGTTGTAAAAATGTATTTGAAACTGGTAAGTTGTTGGAAAGTAGAAATTTTGCATTGAAACACGCTTTTCAAAATAATGTCATATGTGTTCAATTATCTGATGACCTAAAGAAAGTTAGTACAAACAACAATTTTGGCATAAAAAAAATTGTTGACCTTGATGTAGCAATAAACGACTTGGTAAGCAAGTTTAATAGAATTCCAAATGTTTATTTAATGGGTATCCCGCCAACAAATAATGATTTCTATGCAAAGAATTTAATATCAAAAAATACATTTTGCATTGGGGATATGCTTTTTGTCAAACCATGCAACTTGTACTTTGATGAAAGTTTGACATTAAAAGAAGATTATGATTACACACTTCAACATTTAGAATTTTATGGTCATTGTTTTAGATATCAAAAATACTTGTTCACTTTTGAACATTACAAAAATAAAGGTGGGGCAGTTGATTATAGAACAGATAATGAAGAACAAAAAAACATAACCTATTTGTGTCAGAAGTGGAAAGACAAAATCAAAATGAATCCGAAACGCAAAAATGAAATATTAATATGAAAAGAGTAGATTTAATCTTGCAACCACACGAAGCAAAGATTGGGCAAGATTGCCCGTATTTAGCCCCAAACATCACCGAAGATTGTATATTTTATGAGAACGGTGAACCAATTGGCTTTTACATCAAATCAATGCCAGAAAGGGCAACAAAATTAGCAAACTTGGCTAATGCGGAATTTCAAAGTGACCGAGTTCCTAAAACATATTTGGACAGAATGGAAACAGTCAAATTATCAAAAGAAGGAATGAAAAGAAGCGAAGCAAGATTAGTCGGCGTTAGCCAAATGTCAACAATTTTAGGATCAGTACCACCAAAGCCAGTTATGCGTAGGCCATATCCAACTATTTCATCAGTTCACCAAGTCAAATCGGCTCAAACATTCATCAAAGCAATGTTGATGTTGGCAAAAGAAAGCGAATCAATTATGCACGACATATTGCCCGACCAATACGAACGGCAAAAGAAACTATTTGAGCAAGTTCCCGATAAATGGAAGTTCGCGAACCTTTTTACCTCCTCAATTTCAAACTACAATATATCTGCACCTTTCCATCGTGACACGGGTAACATCGTTGGTGCGGTCAATGTGATCATCACGAAGCGTTTGAACGCCAAAGGTGGCAATCTTTATGTTCCCGATTACGGGGCGGTTATGGATAGCGCAGATAACTCAATGTTGGTTTATCCCGCATGGAAAAATGTTCATGGAGTTACGCCAATTATCCCGACACATGACGGGGGATATAGGAATAGTTTGATATTTTACCCCTTAAAAGCATTCGTTGGGTTAAAATAATTTGTCTTTTTATTTTGTATTTCAAATTAAAAATGTATCTTCGCTTCATGGAAATAGGACAAATGGTTAAATGGCAGTTAGATTCAATCGGTAACATTGAATGCGTGGGTGTTTTTTTACAACAATTGAACGACAAAACATCCGAGGTAATTTGCCACTACATGAACGACAAGAAGTGCGTTACTAAATTACAAGTTGAAACAACAAAATTAGAACAGATATGACAAACACAATTGAAATCACGGGGATTGGCAACTCAATTTCCTACTGCGAAGCAAAAGGATTGGGATTGATTTTTCAAGCGTATGCAAATCAATGTGCAAACGAAGAAATCATGGGCGTTGGATTTAACGCTAATTCGGGTTATGTTTACATAGCCCTTGAAAATGGAATCTCAATTTGCTCTTGCATGGGGCATCAAGTTGATTACCTCGTAACAAATTTTTACAATGGCGAAGAAACATTTTACGACACTTACCAAGAAGCATTAGAACATGAAAGCGTGGAGGAAGATTGAACGAACATTACCACAAGAAGAAACCCCCGTATTGGTTAAGACCGTGCGGGGTTTTCCCCATGTGGCGGTTTATTATGATGAACAATGGCATTGTTATCACACGGATCAAAGATTACATGTGGTTTACTGGATGCCAATACCCCTAACCCCAGATGAATAATGGCATACGATAGAAACGAATTAGAAGCAACGGCCATCGCCGCAATAAAGAAAAACAAATTGTTTTTTATTCAAGATGTAATTGCATACCTACCATGTACAAGTAGCACATTTTACCACCTCGGCTTGGAAAAATCGGAAAGCATAAAAGAGGCATTGTTGGAAATCAAAACCAACATCAAAGTATCTATGCGTTCCAAATGGTATTTGAGCGAGCAACCCACATTGCAATTGGCGTTAATGAAATTGATAAGTAGCGAAGAAGAACTCCGCAAACTATCCATGAGTCACAATGTGTTGGAGGAAAAAGAGAAACCCATTTTCAATGGTATTGATATAGATGTTGCAGAAAACAACAGCCCAGGTCAAGATTAGTCGGTTACGCAAACGGGTTAGGATTGTAAGGGGTGGAACAAGTAGTTCAAAAACCTTTTCAATTATCCCCTTGCTAATTGATTACGCGGTTAAAAACCCAAAGGTAGAAATCAGCATCGTATCGGAAACCATCCCCCACCTACGGAGGGGTGCTATTCGTGACTTCCTTAAAATCATGGAAATGGTCGGGATGTTTGATCCGTTGAAATGGAACAAATCTTCATGGACTTATTCATTCAGCAACGATAGTTACATTGAATTCTTTTCCGCAGACCAACCACAAAAGTTGAGGGGTGCAAGGCGTGATGTGTTATTCGTGAATGAGTGCAACAACATAGATTGGGAATCATACTACCAAATGGCAATCCGTACCCGTAAATTCATATACTTGGATTACAACCCCGTGGCGGAATTTTGGGTGGATAGTGAGTTGGTACACGATGCGGATGCGGAGATGATTGTACTAACATACAAAGACAATGAAGCGTTGGACAAATCAATTGTAAACGAAATTGAAAAGGCACGGGATAGGGCGGAAACATCCAATTATTGGGCCAATTGGTGGCGGGTATATGGGCTTGGTGAGATTGGAAACCTACAAGGGGTTATCTTTTCAAATTGGCAAACCATCGACAAAATACCAGAGGATGCAAGGTTGGTTGGTTGTGGTGTGGATTTCGGTTATACAAACGATCCTACGGCGATTGTTGCCGTTTATGAATACAATGGTCAACGAATAGTTGATGAAGTCGCATACCGCACGGGAATGCTTAATTCGGACATTGCAAAGGCATTACCCAACTTTGTGCCAGTGTATGCGGATAGCGCAGAACCAAAATCAATTGATGAAATACGCAGATACGGAATCAGAATAAAAGGAGTAACAAAGGGAAAGGATTCAATCAACTACGGAATCCAAATCATGCAATCACAATCCTATTTGGTTACATCAACATCAACAAACCTAATTAAAGAACTACGCAACTATTGTTGGGATACTGATGCCCAAGGGCGTACAATGAACACACCAACGGGCATTGACCACGGAATTGACAGTTTTAGGTATCATGAGATGATGGCATTGGGTATCAAATCAAACTACGGAGTGTATTCAATCAAATAAATTGTTTATTTCGTGTGGACTTTGTATATTTGCAAAGACAAATATGAGACACGGAAGTTTATTTTCAGGAATTGGGGGATTTGACCTTGCATCCGAATGGATGGGGTGGGAAAATGTTTTCCATTGTGAGTGGAACGAATTCGGTAAAAAAGTATTACACCATTATTGGCCGAATGCAGAATCATTTGATGACATAACAAAAACGGATTTTACAAAATATGCAAACACAATTGACATTCTCACAGGAGGATTCCCATGCCAACCATACTCCCAGGCAGGGCAACGCAAAGGCAAAGAAGATGAACGCCATTTATGGCCAGAAATGTTACGAGCAATACAAGAGATTAAACCAAAGTACATCGTGGGGGAAAATGTTTTTGGGTTGCTTAATTGGAATGGAGGGATGGTATTCGACGAGGTGCATTCTGACTTGGAATCTGCGGGGTACGAAGTCCAGGCCGTGGTTATACCTGCGGCGGCGGTCAATGCCCCACACGGACGAGATAGAGTATGGTTCGTTGCTACCAACACCCAATTCAAGTCCGAGGGAAGTGACGGAGGAACAAACGATGAAACGCAAAGAAACATACGGAGGGGAAACGATGGCGATGTACTTGGAACATTACGCAGTGATGGGATTATTACCGACACCAACGGCATCAGCAATTGGGGAAAGTCAAAGCAATCACCAGCTGCACATAAGCAAGGACGGAGTAGCAAAACCAATACGGGAATCGGGAATGAAGGGGAACAGCAATTTATACGCGACATTGCAAGTGAGGGGGATGCTACCAACACCAACGGCCCAGGAGGGGCAAAAGATAACGGGATTGGAAAATCAGGATTTAATGACCAAACGAGTTCGGCAAATAGTTGGGACAACTTCCCAACTCAATCCCCGATTTGTGGGGGAGATGATGGGCTTCCCACCGAATTGGACGGAATTACCTTTTCAAAGTGGAGAAACGAATCAATAAAAGCATACGGGAACGCGATTGTACCACAAGTAGCATATGAAATCTTCAAAGCAATTCAAAGAACAATATGACAAGCCATTACCAAGAAATACACAACCTGAAACAAGAAATTAAACGACTGCGATTGTTGGTGGTTGAAAACAAGATGCAACACGATCGTGAAATTAAAATGTTGAAACGGGAGATTGTGCAACCCAAAACGGACATTAACAACAATTACACCACCTGGGGTGAAGTGTTACGGGTTATTTGTGAGGTTATGGACATGACACCCGACCAAATTATCACCAAGTCAAGGAAGCGCAAACCAATGTATGCCCGTCATATGTTCAACCACATTTGCCGTAAAAGATTAAACATGACATTCATGGAGATTGGTAACATTTCACACCTTGACCATTCCACCATTATTTCATCGGTTCGGGAATTTACCGATATTTTGGTAACGGATAAGGAGATGCAAAGGTATCACGCCCAGGTACACACCATCCTTCACGAAAGGTTAGTATAAACAATCGCCATTATTGGCGTTTTATGGGTATATGATTGAAACAAAAACCATCATTGTACCCACAGAATTGAAGGATGTCAAGTTGCATCAAATGTTGGCGTACAATGAATTGAAGGCCGATATGGATGAAACACAAAGGCAGTTGGAATCGGTTGCCATCTTTTGTGAATTAACCATGAGTGAAGTGAAGGCCATCCCGTTTGACATCCTTAAAGATTGTGTGATTAAGATTTCCAAGATGTTGGAATCAAAACCCGTGTTCACACCAAGGTTCAAAATGAACGGCATCAAATACGGATTCATCCCAAACATGGATGAATTAAGCACGGGTGAATTTATTGACATTGAAACATATCAAAAAACCCCCAATGATATTTGGAAGGTGTTATCGGTTTTGTATCGCCCCATCACAAAGGAAGGGCAAAACGGAAGGTATGAAATAACCCCGTATAATGCGGAGTTAAACAACGATTTCAAAGACATGGATTGTAACACGGCGTTTGGTGCGTTGCTTTTTTTTTGGAGTTTAGGAATCGACTTGTTGAATTCTACCCAGAAGTATTTGGCGATGGTGAGGAGGGG